TATTTGTCCTCACTCTCTTTTTTGCATACTTCACAAATATAATCAGGCTCAAGATATTCTTTTGGGTAAAATCCGCTAATCCGATTAATCCAAATAGGCGTCATTTTGTTGTCGTCATGCTCTTTGTGGCAAATACAACATACGTTTGTAAAATGCATATGATCTTTTTGCGCCGTGATATAAATTTTATTTTGCATATTATGTCCTATCGTTAATCGCATTTTTAAAATCAGCCAAAAGCGAGTCTCTTAATCTTTTCACTTCAGTCTTATCTAGTTTGTATTTCAAAACAGTCTCACCGATTGAGTTAGAGACGACATCGACAATAAAATTTAATCCTTGACGTGAAATCATGTCCTCTAATGCTTTAATATCTTGTTTTCTGTTTTCTAAATCGCCATACTCTCTTAAATTTAAGATATTCATATTATTTCACTCCCAGGTTATATCCAATTGACTCTAACTCTCTCTTCAATGACTCATATTCTTTTTTAGTTGCTCTTTTTAGTTCATTCATTAACTCAGGACTGCATGGTCCATGTTGACCGATTCGTTGATATGACGACAAATTACCATTATTATCGCAGGCATCATCGGGGAAAATTGCAATGACATCACCTTTAGGGAATTTGAAAAATTTGACGTTTGTTTTTTCTTTGTCTTTTTTCATATTATTTGTCCTCTAATCTTTTCTTTTCAGAATTATATAATTCATGGCCAAGAGCTTTTCTTAATAACGCATCATTACTTTGGCATTTTAGATAAATGTCTAATGCTTTTCTAGAGTCTGTGTCATAGCCGCCGTTTGAGCAAAATTCCTCGAATGAGTTTGATCCACATGATGCATCAAGAAAAAGAGACTCTAAGACTTGGTCAATTGTAGGTTTGACAGGTTTTGAGTTTTCTAATCCATATACTGTGTCAATTTTAGTATTTGGCAAAAGTTTTCTATGTCCGATTCCTGTCATGTAGTCAAAAGCATGATCATAAATATATATGATCCATTTATCATGTTGCCATTTATCCGCTGTCATTAATCCGACATGAACTGCCTTAAATTTAATGCTCATATTATTTGTCCCCTCTTACTAAATTGCCTAAATTACGTTTGAATTTTAATACTGAACAAGTCATCCAAATGACGTCATAAGAGCGGTCAACATAAACACAGTCAGATTTTTTATCCCAATAACAGTCTAAATTTTTGGCGATATAATCTCGCTCATCTAACGTGAGATCTTCATTGTTTAGCTCTTCAAATTGATATTCAGACTCGCCGTTATGCCATGACTCAACGGCATTATTCGGTATATATATGCCGCCATATTCAATATTGACTGACTCTTTGAGCGCCTCAATAATGAGCTCTTCACTGACATTGAGACTTAATGCTTTTTTGACATGAGCGGCTAATTCTTCACTGTGTCTCTCATCTAGCAAACATGAAAAGTCTTTAACTGATCTCTTTGACTCAAACATATAAAAATGAGCGTCATCACACAACGGATGATCCTTTTCATATTCCCATTGACTCTCAACTGATTCGTTAATGGCTTTTACAATTGCGTCTAGATATTCTTGTCGGTGTGATGAAACTTCATTGATCATAAGATTTTGTCCTCTCTTATATTGTTAATTATAACGTTATGCGTTATTAATTTGTAAATTAATTAAGGCGAGACATTAAGGCGATGAGCTCAATGGCGAGACTGCCTAAGATTGTGGAGACTGGGATTAAGAGCTGTTTAACGTTTGTCATATTGAGTTTGTCCTCTCTTGGTTTGTTTTGCTTACTTCTCTAATATGCCATAAATGATACTAGAATGTCTAGAATAAAATGATTCTGGACAAATAAAATAATACGTATAGCATTAAGAGCGTATAACGTCTAATGATCTCATATAGTTAGCAAGCCTGTCTAATGTAAGCGTCAATGTTATGAGGCATTGAGCTCATGACAACAGACGTTTTGAGCTCATATAATGAGACGTCATGACGCCACGAATAATAGAGATGTTATATATTATGTAAACTATCACGCATGACGTTATGAGCTTAAGATGCGGTATTGGTCATGACGTTATAAGGCGTTTGATAGTCGAGATGTCTTAAGGCATGAGCTCATAACGTTAGGGGCTAGCATGAAGGCATGAAGGCAAGAGGTCATGCAAGCTCAGTCATTAGGCAAGCAGGCTGATATGATCCTTTTCACGCTATTAACATAAAAATTTATAGCAAAAATTCGTGAGATGTTAGGCGTATTGCGTCTTTGTCTATTAATAGAGAGATAAAAAGACTCCACAAACGCCCCATTAGATACCATACAGGAATGCGAGTTAACCCCATTGCCCATTATACCGCTAGCCTATTGTACAAGAGTGAGAGACTTGGACATGTTTAGATATAAGTAGCTGTATTGTTTAAGCTTAACGAAATCTTAATATAATTTTAACATTAAAAAAAATGTAGGCGTGGTGCGTCCGACCAAACCATCCACATCCATCCATTTTAATACTTCAGGGTATACAGCCTGCGCTCAGACTCTTTATACAGCGCGTCACGATTGAGAGCATACACACTATCAAAACAATCTTGCCAACTTCGCTTTCCACGAGATCTAGCCATTCTACGGCTAATCGCGCCATAGCTCTTGCCAGTAAGCTGACACGCGCTCATGAGGTCTAGCTTCATGTTGGCATGCCAGACGTAAATGGTGTTTCTTTTGTTTCTAGAATTTGCCACTGGATAGACCCATCGACAGTTTGACGGCTCGTAGCCTTTGTTTACGTCTATTCGATCAAGCTGGGTGCCTTCTGGCCTAATACCCATGTCTTCTTTAAACTGGCTAAATTTTTTCCAGCTCTCGCAAATAGTGATTCCTCTACCGCCATAATCTGGAAAGTCTTTTACTTTCTCGTCAACACATCTGCGTACCATGCCTCGCCAGCAGGCCCTCATTGGGTCAACAAATTTCTTCCCCATAGCCTACTCGTCGTCATCGTCTAGAAACGCCATGAAGTGAGCGGTCACGAGAGCAGCGATTAAGAGCCATGTGAATGCTACGACGACAGCTTCCATGATTACATGATCGCTATCTGGCCATCATCCATGACCCCAAAATCATTAACGCCACGAGGAGTGATTACACAGAATATGCCGTCAACGACAAAGAATACTGGCTCATTTGGATGCGAGTGCGAGCAGATGACAGTTGTAATCGTCGGATGCTTTATCTTCCACGCTCTGATGGCGGCTATCAATCTGTCATTTGGTCTGACGGCCCAATAACGGCGTAAATGATCAAGAGGTCGTGAGATCAGATTACGCTTAAACCAGCCAGCTCCAGGCGTTTGCTCCCTGAATTTGTCTGATCGTTCTTTACCCCATTGTTCAATATCTGAGTGTGTGATGAGGATCTTGCCGTCATTGATCAGCATGAAGTCAGGAGCGTCTAGTATGTTGAGGTCGTGATTGCCCCTGATGTAATTAAAGTTCTCATTTAGAAGTTGCATGGTTGTCAGCAATAACGGCAAGTCTTTTTTCTTACAGTTGGCTGAGTCGCAAATGTCGCCATTTAAGTAGACTGGATATGGAGATGAATGGATTGCTGTCAGCAGTTCATCAACTGTCATGATCTCATTAGGGCCGAAAACGTGTACGTCATTTATTATTCGTAGTAAATTCATTCATCCTCCAAACACATTTCATACCAGCTCTTGCATTGTTGGCACTCAGGGCATGTCGGACAATCAATCACTGGACAATCGTAGACGCAAGGCAAATTTATAACAGTTGGGATGCATGGCTTAAACTCTGGACATGCTGGCTGTTTGGACTTTTTATCATGGCAAATATCTAGCTCATATTGCGTGTTAAACAGCTTGCTTGATAGCTTGTCTGACTCGATGCGGTAAGATAAATGTTGATAGATGATGTAGCTTAAGAGAATGAAGACAATTCTATACATCATTATGGTTAGTGTAATTCTTATTTTCAGCAATAAAAAGGCTGATGGCTTTGGCTCAAAGCCTGTCAAAGAGTCGTCGTTTTACCCATGCTCAGAGAGTGTGTTCTGGTGGGCAGTTATGATGGCTGAAAGCGGAGGCATCCCAGATGGTAAATGTTACAAAGAACGTGGTGGGGAGTTATCCTGCGGTCTGTATCAACTTAGCTTTAAAGACGCTAAACAGTATGGTTGCCAGTTTAAGAAATTTGATGATCTGTTTGACCCTAAATTAAACACCGATTGCAAAGATCGGATAGCGGCTAAGCTGCGCAAAGATGGTGGGACATGGGACAATGCACTTGCTAGATACTGGGGGACGATGCGATCAAAGAACAATCCCACTTGGAAAGAGTGGCACAAACAGAATCCCAATCACACAGGCTATGAGAATCTACAGAAACACGCTGCATCTCGTGGTTGTAAATTGTAGGTTGTAAATGAATTGCTTGGCATGGTGGCCATGTAGTGGCAGGGCAATGAAAACCCATTCTACAAGTGAAGTTCACCACACCAAGCAAATTGTTACTCTTCTCCCAAATACTCATTCACAGTCTTAGGACTAAACGAGATAGCTAATAGAAACCTGCGAAACGCATCTATCATAGTCGGCATATCGGCATCTTGAGGCACTGTGATAATAACCTCATCTCCTTCGGTGTGTTTGTGGTAGAGGATTGTTTGGGTCATAGTTCACCATTTCGTGCTTTTTTGTACTCTTCAAGCATCTCTTCCAATTCTTTTTTTCTGGCCTTATCTTCATAGTAAAATCCAATAAATTGAATAAATACCAAGCTTACAGATAATAAAAATATAACAAGTGCTTCACTCATCTCTCACTCGCCTTTCGGTATGCTTTTAAAGTTTCTATGGCTGTTACTTTGTTTGACCACATATCGCCCACATCGCTTTCAATATACTCAAGCGCCGAAGCCATCATCTTAACGAGTGCCTCATTCTTTGCGAGCTGATTGCGGAGGTCTACAAGTTCAAGACATTCTTTTGCACTGACAAAGTTTGTATCAGGAAATCCGTTGCGCTCCTGTATAGGCTTATGTGTATCATCTACGTCACTCATCGCCCCATCCTTTCTTGGAGCCATTTAACGCCAAGTTCAAAAGCTTTAGCCCTACTACTTTCTGGATCTTTAAAATACAGCTTGGCAATCTCTTGTTTTATTTCATCCGAACTCGGCATCTTGGCGTTCATGGCTGCTTCTAATGCGTTAGCTATTTCTTGACTTAAATCACTCTGTCTGCCGCTATACCAAATATGTGGCAAATTAGGATCTGAATTTTTAATATGGTTCTCTAAAATTTCATCTGCTATTTGTTTAGGTGTTTTCATTCGACACATAGCCTTTCTTTGAGCCATTGATAGCAAGCAATCCAAACGTGCCATCCAATAAAATCAATCTGCCTCTCAATTTCCGTATCAGACATTCCGCTAAACTTTCCCATTTCTCTATAAAATCTTTTTCGTTCTTCGTTTAATTCTTTTTCACTCGGAAATTCAGGCATCTTGGCGTTCATGGCCTCTCGCTCTGCTTGGATTGATTTTGTGATTTCATCTAAAACTAAGTTCTTTATACTAGAAAGATTTAAGTTAAAAATTGGAGCATTAAGAGATGATTCACAGTATTCTACAATCTCTCTCGCTATCTGCTCAGGTGTCTTGGTCATTTGATGTCTCCCGTTCATCTCTATGCGCTCCACAATTCACACACTCGTTATTTTTATCGTACTTAGTTTCCTGTTTGCAGTAAGAACATACGAGTGGCTTATAAGTTGAATCGATTAAAACTCGGTTAGACCAGTCGATAATCATACATCTCCTTTTGGATACTCGATGTCATAGTCAGGTGCTAACTCTCGTAACTGTGGGCCATTATCGCTTTTAACAAATCTAAGAGTGTTGTCGTAAAACTTAATCTCTCCAGACGCTATTTCTCTTACAGCCCTAAGCTTCTTCACAGGCTCCTCTATTGGCTCCACAGTTAGGCCCAATTCTTTAATGAGAATATGTGAGTATGCGTGTCCATTTATTTCCCAAACTGGTATGCCCATGAAGCTAGATCGCTCGCCACACTCTGCTAAGATTTCTCCTTTAGGTGTTTTGATTTTATATTTACTCATACATTCTCCTTTAGGTAGATTCTATCTAGGTCTTCACGACGATGGTCGCGCCATGCATCAACAGTGTCTGTATAGAAAGCAATCTGTTTAACTGTTTTATATGAACCAACATCAAACTCGTATGCGTACAATATTGTAGTTTTATTTTCTATTGGCTCAAGAGTGAGGCCGAGTGCTGCAAGCTCGTAGCTTTGCAAACATTCTTCCCCAACTCTGTATTGGCCTGCTGTTATTTCTTCAATCACAACACCTGTTTGTTTAACACGCCATTTACTCATACATTCTCCAATCCATCTTGCGCTATAACGTAAGCTTCTTGATTTTCTTTATAGATTCTGACAATGCGCTGAAGAGCAGCTTTCATTCTGGCATTCTCTTTTGACAGTATTTCATTACGCTTGATGACTTGTCTAAACATGTCGTGCAAAGCTTGAAGATCTTCTTTGAATGTATCTTTTTCAGTCATGGTATTTGTCCTGTTAGAGAGATGGAATTTTTTTAACAGTTGGAATGCCGAGTCCTGAGTTTACTCGCTGGAAGACTGCTTCGATCTTTGTATCAGCTTTAGTATGATTTTTGATCGACGTATCATGCATGTGTTTGACGAATGTTTTAATCTCGTCTGATTCTGAGTTTACTTTATCCATGACTTTGTTGATATCAGATGAGATATGTGTACTCGTGTTTTCAAAGTTAGTTGATACGTGGTCTGTGATGTGACTTGCGACTTCAGCTAACTGCATTTGAGTTTTAGCTATCTTAATATCTATCTGACGTGTCGTTTCTTCAATCAGCTTTCTTAAATGATCTGAGTTCTTGTAATCTTCTTCTTTGACGTCAGCCAGAATGCCAACCAACTCTCTGTGATAAGCCGACATGTCAGTTAATACTGTAGTCTTGAATGTACCGACTTTACGCTGATGCTCAGTTAATTCATCACTTATCATTTTCGACATCATCGACATCTGGCTGAAGATGCTGCCAAGATTTTTAACAGTAAAGCTATGATTAAATAACATCTCTTTTTTTAGACGAACTGTCAGATAGATGTTTGTGATAATTGAGATGAGTGTGAGGATGATGATAGCTGTCATGGTGTCTCCTTAGTTAATAGATAGCTTTTTCTTTAGCCAATCTTCAAAACGATCTTGCGTAATTCTATGGGCTGAGTCAACTTGATATTGCAAATACAAATCGTCTTGACCGCCAGTGCCCTGATTTGTGCCATCTATCATAATGTCTTGATATCCTTTTAAGAATACGCCGATTCGGTTTTGACGATTAAATTCACGATATAACCAATCTTCGATAAATCCCCACGCGCCATTATCTTGATTCAGTGGATAGGCTTTGTTTAAGAAGTCAGCTCGGAAAGCACCCATAGGCCAAGAGTGCCCACGATATATTTTATAGCAATCATTTCCGTTAATAGTAATTAATTCGCCATATGGGATGTCTGGATCTGGACGTTCTAGAGTCACATATGCCACTGATGGATCAGATAAGACTTGAATCATTTTCTCTAGGTAGTCGTCATCACGTGGATTGTTGTCTGGGTCAAAGAAATGAACAAAGTCTGTTGGCTCAAATTGATAGTGACAAATTACTTGATTGTAATTTTGTGCAACGCCTAGATTGTCGATTTTAAAATATGAGCATGCGTAAAATTTATCTCTATATTTTTCAAACAGTAGATAGATCTCGTTTGAGTTGTTGAGTGGATATTCTGGATCAACAAAGATGAAATAAAAACGAGATGTGTCTTTTAATTTAGCGAGGAGTCTGTTGATTGCGCCTTCGACGACTTGAGTTTTGTTGTAGGCCAGCATGACGACATAAATCATCAGCCCATTCTACGTTTGACCATTTCAGAAAGCCAATCAGCTTCCAATTTTTTGCGACTCATTAAGTCAATGTTGTTTCTCTCATAGCCGATAGTGTTTTCTTTTAGCTTTTGAGCTGGATTGCCTGCGTAGATATAACCCATTTCGACGATAGTTTTTTTGGTGACGATACATCCCATGCCAAGCATTGAGACAGGTGCGATGATGACGTTTTGATGGATGATAGCGCCGAGTCCGATGTTGGCGTAGTCCATAACGAGAGTGTGGCCACCGATGATTGAGTTACAGGCCATTGTGACGTTAGATCTGACGTCTGAGTCGTGGCCAAAATGGCATCCACGCATGAAAAAGCCGTTGTCATGGATTCGGGTCATCGAGTTGGTTCCAGAATTGATAGTTATGAATTCTCGAAATTGATTATTTGAACCGATGACAACGCCGTTAGAGAGTTGAGTGGATCTTTTGTCTTCAGCAGGCGAGCCGATAGTAACGTGAGACATGAAAATGTTTCCAGAGCCAATTTCAACATTTGGATAGATGATGCAGTAAGGACCGATGACGTTATTGTCTCCTAGTATTACATCTTGGTGAACAATAGCTGTTGGATGCACTTTATTTGCCATGAATTGTTGTTATTCTATAAAAAAAGGAGAAGCAACAATATGTCAGATTTGTTTGAGTCAGAGAAGAAGTGGAAAAATGTGGAATCGTCTAGAAGTAAGTCTAAGGCTATCTATGATGAAGAAAAAGCAGAGAAGCTTCAAGGAGGCGTAAAGAAAGCTGGCGCAAAATCTCCAGGAGAAGCAATGTCAGAGAGTTGGGAGAATTTGAAATCAGGAGTTAGCAATTTGCTCGGTGGCAAGAAGAAATAATTTAGACAGTAGCAGCAGTAAGTTGCTTGCTACTGTTACAGTCACGTAGGCTTCACATATTCTAGCTAGCATGATCGTCATTAGATAATCATGCTAGTTTGACGCCTAGCATTCAAGTTAATGTTTGGTTAAAGAAAAAAAACAAAACCCCAAACCGACGAAAGATTTCTCTTTACATTGGAATGGGGCTTTGCTTATAGCTCTCAACGTCTACCAGGACAGAGGAGTTATATGGCAGTATTAAAATACAACAATCAACAAATGTCTATTTTCGATTTCGACGATTCGGTAAATTCGCGTCATGAATTTGTTCGGCGAGTCAGAAAGACGTTTGGCCTTAGCGATATTCCAGAGACTAAGAATATGCTGAAAGCATGCGCTGAAAATTTAGCTTTGTTCAATATGAAGAACAGAGAATTCTTAGCTCAGATGACGATTATGAAATTTGACAATCGTCAGATGTCAGAAAAGCAGTCTCAATATTTGTTCAATCTCTACAATGAGATCAAGCTATCATGACATCATAATATTATGATTACTCGCTAGCCATGATTCCCTGATAGCATGATTGGTGAGATTTCGGAGCAATACCCCCCTACCCCCCATGAGGAGGAAGAGGATAGAGCTCGATCTCATCAATCATCTGTCAAGACAGCATGACCGGAGCCGACCCCATCGGATTAGTTTTGGCATCTCTCACGCGTATGCCCAGTTTCTAATCATCTGACCCGTGCGTAGGGTTTAATCTACCAAATTATTTTGGAGGCACAACCATGCCCAAAATAAAATTTTCTTCATTTTCACTGACTCGCCAAGTCAAGCTTAACTTCAGTCAAAACCTCTAGCTTTTCCTCTGATTGTGCAAATCCTCTGATCTTAGCCTCTTTATCAAGCCATCTAGCAAACTGAGCCGACCCGAAAGTAGGACTTCCAAACCCCAAGTACACAAATGGGCTGACGTCTTGCCCATTAATGAACCTACAAAGCCTCTCAAACCATCTAGGATCAATATCAGCCCATCCAGTGCCTAGAATGATGCCATCACGCCAACAAACCCAGCCACGGCCTGTATAAGCGAAATGAGCTAAGCCATCATGTGGGTACGTTTTGACGTCAAACCCATTGAGTAATGGGGTTAGGCGGTCACGTTTCATGTTGTGTCGGGTTTGTCTTGTCATTGCGTTAAAGCTCATAGGTCAAATCTTGTCACAACTTGCAGAATTTACAATCAATGTTAGATTTAAAGACAGCTAGGAGGGCTAAAAATGGTCGCTACAAGATCAAATTTCTCGAAAACGTTGCTTAAAAAGGCAAAAGTTAAGAAAACTAAGTCCTCCATGAAGGATGAATATGTCGAAATTACTCAAAGAACAAAAAAAGCCAAGAAAAAGCAAAAAAAGGCGTAAATCAGTCTTCGCTACAGTCGAAAGACTCTTAAAAGAGCGTGACGCTAAAGGTCGAGAGACGTATGGTGGCACTCTCTTTCCACATAATGGCAGATCAGCCATCCAAGACGCCCTAGAGGAAGCTCTAGACCTAGCCGTTTATTTGACGCAGTTGGCTATAGAGCAAAAGATCATCAAGCCATGAGTGATGAAGCTAAGAAATCTCAATTAGAGAAGTGGGCTGAGATTGCCAAAGATCCTGACGAGAATGTTAAGCGCATTCGCGACAGGCAGATGAATCAAGATCAGCGCATTATCCCAAAGCGCCGTAGCTCTATTGGCTCATTTCGCGCTGACGCCAAAGAAGACGAATTAATCAACGCGCTAGATGACCTAGCTGCCATCAAACGTCTTGCGCCTACTATTCTCAAGCTTACAAAAAAGAAAATCACTCTTGAGCAAGCCATCAGAGAAACAAGCTCAGATGCTTTCATGATGCTTATGAAGCTTGGCTTTTCTGAAGGCTCAGACAAAGTGAAAGCTGACGTACTTAAGCATTTACTAGCTCTTGCTGGGCACTCGCCAGCGCAAAAGCATCAGATTGAGCGAGTCGATAGCAACACCCCTAAAGAAGCTCTGCTTGCTATGATTACAGGAGCCTCTAGTGACTTGGAAAAGGAAGGCATCGAGATTGAAGATGACCGAGATGAAGAGCCTGTAAAAGACGAAGGCTATGAAACTTAGTGTAAAAGAACTTCAGGGCAAATCTCAAGAGGAACTCTTGCAGATTGCTCAGCATGTGATGGATTTGAAGAAATCCAGACAGGCAAAAAAGTTGGACGATTATGCAAAGACAATGCATAAAGGCCAAGAAGAGTTTCACAAGTTAGGTAAACGAATTTGCTTTATCTTTGCTGGAAACAGATGTTTGCGTGGAGACACAAAGGTTTGGACTTCTGAAGGCTTGCAAGAAATTTCGAAAATAAAAGAGCCTACGAATTATCTTTCTTTAAATCACGACTCAGGCGAGATTCAATTCTCTCCAGGATCTCGTCCGTTCCCAAAAGGAAAGGAGAATCTTTACCGAGTAGTTCACGAGCATGGAGAATTCTATGCTTCAGGAGCTCATAGGATTTTTTCTTTTGAGAATGGCTATCAATCCGTTCTTTCGTTAAAGGTTGGCGACGAAATCCCATATTTTGGAAACCAGCTTCAGACCATTTCGGAATCTTACCTGTCAAAGTTTCTTTTAGATGCTCAGCGTTTGACGAGAAAAGTCTCAGATTGTCTGGATGATTGTGAAAAGTACATCCATCGATATGGTCTACAACTTCTTCAGGCAGTAAATATCTTCCCAACTTTTGCTCCATCACAAGTCGATGCTCAAGAATCATCCCAAGATTTCTGCCTTTCGCAACTCTCGCGTAAGGATGGTCTTTTGGAGCAGGAACAAGAGCGTAGCCGTCTCGATCAATCCGTCTCCCACCTTTCCAGTTCAAACTCTTCTCTCTTGGAGGGCCGCCAACTTTTGGACGTGGGCAATCAAACTCTAAAAGCACTGCCTGTACAAATTTTGGCTTGCATCCGAGTTCCTTTGCGATATCTGTCGAGAATTTGTCAGCCGATGCTAAATCACAAATTTTTCGTATCAATTTCCAATCTCTTCTTCGTCCCATATTTAGCCATTAAACAAACATCTAAAATTATATCAATTGAAAAACAGGCAAGTGACGAGACTTATTGGGATATCCAAATAGCTGACACTAATAATTATTTCGACGAGTCGGGAGTTTGTCATCATAATTCTGGGAAAACAACAGCAGGCGCAGTTGAAATGATTTGGACTTGTATGGGGCTACATCCATTCAAGAAAAACAAAGTTCCATTAAAGACTGCAATCGTCGGCCCTGATTTTAGCAATTGGGCTCAACAAATTTTAGAACCAAAAATAAAAGAATGGTCGCCATCAAACTCAATCAGAAAAATTGATCGACATCAAGGCGGCGCGATGAAGCGCGTTTACTGGACGAGTGGATCTACCACTGACGTTTTCTCACATGACCAAGATCCAATCGCATTTGAAGGATCAGATTATGATGTCGTCTGGTTTGATGAGCCGCCTCCTCATTTTATCTGGAAAGCTTTCTGGCGCTCGACTGTAGATCGTGGTGGGCGCATGTATATGTCAGGCACTCCTCTGATGTCTCCATGGCTGTATGAAGTTTATCAACAAATGAAAAATCACGATGACCCGATACGTGATTATGTGAAATTTGAAAGAAACGTAAACGCTAAAAATCTTGGCGGCGGTGATGTTGCGCTAGGTCTTAAGCGCATAGAAGAATTTGCTGCTGAGTTAACGGAAGAAGAAAAGGCATCTCGTCTTGATGGAGATTTTGCGCAAGTATCAGGTCTTATCTTTAAAGATTGGGATCGAACAAAGCACGTTATCACGCCTTTTGACATTCCTGTTCAATGGCCGATTTATGAATCAATAGATCCACACCCACAAAAGGATTGGGCTGTCTCATGGATTGCTCATGCACCTAATGGCGCTAAGATTCTCGTTAAATCAATCTACGCAAACGGCGTATTAGATGAGATTGCCAATCAAATCATTTATGCAAGAGGTGAACTCCCGATAAAAGACAACTTGAGACTAAAGATCACTCGAACGTTTATCGACAATGCGTCATCTGTACCTCTTTGGCAGAAATCTAATACTGATCCAACAGCTAGACGTGTATCGGTTAGAGAAGAGCTTGAGAATATGATTGGTCCTCGTGGCGCTGGCGGTCCACGTGTTGAAGTGTGTCCAAAAAACGTAGCGCAGAAGATTGATATTCTAAAACAATGGCTTCATATCAAGAAACGCAATGAAATCATGCGTCCTGACTTCTTTGTTTTCGCAAATTCAAATGATGACTTCATTCATGAGATAGAAAACTGGGCATGGGATCGTCATAAGTCTCGTGGCGGCGGTGAGTTAAAAGATAAGCCAGTTAAAAAGAATGACGATTTATTAGATAGTGTGATGCAAGTGGCTCTTGTACTTGGATCAAAACCAAACGATACTAATTCGGAAATTGTAAGTCTAATTGACGGCTTAGGCACTTACGGAGGATCTAACTTTGGCACAAGACGAAATCTCGAAAAGAGACAAGACGCTCGCGATTGGCAAAATTGATGAAGCATACATTGCAAAACTTGCCATTAACGGATGGGCGTCTGCAAATAATCAACGCGCTAATTATTTAGATCGTCATGAACAGTTTGAAGCTTCTTGGAGAGATTTAACATCAGCTCCTAATTCTGGCCCATGGGAGAATTCAGCTAACTTTAAATCAAAGCTGATTTTAAAATACGGCAAAGCAACACATGCTCGTCTCTGGCAATTATTCTCTAGCCCATCTGGATTCTACAGAGCTGAAGCTCGCCAAGAGCCATTTCGAGATCGTGAAGAAAAAGTAAAACAGTTTATGGACTTTGTTTTAGAGAGTTATTGCAATTCTAAAACAGGCGCTAAAGATGAATGGGATAAATGGCTGTGGGATGTTGTCTTTAAAGGATCAGGCTATCTAAAATGTTATTGGAAGCATGAAGAGCACGAGTATTTAGAAGTTGTGCCTACAATGGAAGTTGTAGAAAAGATCGTATTTGATTCTGAGACGCTCACTGGTAATCCTGTCACAGAAACTAAGTTAATTGAAAAAGAAGAAGTCAAAACTGACATCTTAGAGACTCCTCAAATCAAACGCATCGTGTGGGAAGATGTCGCTATGCCAATTGGTGAGACAGATCCACAAAAAGCGGCATGGGTATCTAATCGCGTTTACATGTCAGATGAGGATCTGAAGTCTTACGTGAAGATGGGTAAATTTAATCGTCAAGCTGTCGAAGAAGCTATTCAAGTAAAAGAAAATCGTTTCAGCCAGCATGATGAAGCGTCAAGTCTTAAGACAAATCGTCTCGAGATGGATGGAAATGACTTATTCTCAGACTCTTTTGAGAATGGCTTTCACGTGGTTCATGAATGGTATGGTAAAGCTTTCATCAAACCTGAAGTTGATGAGCTAAATGACTCAATTGATCTTGATGAAGTGCAAAAGGAAATTGTTGCATGGGTACATCAAGGAACTCAAGCTGTATTAGGCTGGACTTATCTTCATCGCATATCTCCAGGCGGAATTCGTCCGATCTTTAAAGGCGATTTCGTATCATTCCCAGATCGTACTAATGGCGTGGGTGTTCCTGAGTTAGTTTATGAAGAGCAACGCTATCAAGAGTCTGTGACTAACATGCGTATGGATAATGGCACTCTCGCATCTCTTCCTATGTTTGTTTATCGTCAGACTTCAGGTCTTAAGCCTCAGCATTTGCGCGTTAAGCCAGGTCAAGGCATACCTGTTGATGATGTTAACGACATGCGCGTATTCCAATTCCCATTCTTGCAAGGATTTGGCTATCAAGAAGAGCAATCTATCGAAGGAAAAGCTGAAGGCTTGCTTGCCATCTCAGACATTCAATTAGGTCGCGCTCCAGATAAAGTCGGCGCCCTGAGAAACGCTACAGGATCTAATCTTCTTGCTCAAGAAGCTGGCATTCAGCTTGAGATCCATTTTGATCGTATCGCTCGCTGTGTAAATCGCGTTCTACAATTCTTGTTTAGACTATGTCGTGAGCGTATGCCTCATGAGATCTACTATCGAGTAACTGGAGAGCGTGGTGAGCCAATATTTGGTAAAGTTAATCGCGACGATCTTAAAGGCGAGTTTGATTTCAAGATTTCAGTTGATATTTTGGGGCAATCTCAACTTGAGAAACAGCAACAAGCAGTATTGCTTATGCAGACTCTTATTAACCCTGCTTACATGCAAACAGGCATTGTGGCTCCTGAGAATATCTACAATCTAGCTAAGAACTTCCTTAAAGTTCACAAACTAGGTCGAGTAGATGACTACTTAACTAAACCTCAAGGATATGTTGAGCGCGTAACTCCTACTGAGCGTTTATATAGACTAGCATTTGGTTTATACACCAATCCTCCTATCGCTCAGACTGTTGCTCTCGATGAAGATCATCAAAAAGCTCTTGAGACTTATGAGCAATTCCAAAACTCAGACTTGTTTGGATTGTTAACTCAAGACGCTCTCATGGCTCTTGAGCAATTAAAGCAAAAACATATGCAGATGTTGCAAGCTCAGCAAGCTGGCGGCAATCCTGCACTGACTGGCATGCAAATTCCTCGCGATGGATATCAAGGATTGAGTCCTGGGGCTCAAGGACAATCTCAAATGGCAGCTTTACAAGGAGCTGGAGGAGCACCTAATGGCCCTGTGGTTTAAAAACTTATTTAAACGTAAACGCAAACAAACGCATGTCCACGCTATCTTGGAATTCAACCAAGATGAGCTTGGCACTCGCATGCAAAAGCTCTCTGTTGAGTTGTTTAAGAATCGCCATGACGACTCAATCAAGATTGTTAAAGCAATCTTAGAGACGTCTCGCAATATTCAGATTCTTGAAATCAATCGTTTCAAGTCAGGTGACAAGTTGGCTCAGTTTGAACATCAGCTTGGAAGATTGGAAGTGCTTAACGATTTAGTTAACTTCATCTCTTCAAGTTTAGATCCAGATGTGTACAATGAGAGAAAAGAACCTGTTAAGCAAAATGTAAAAGTTTTGAAGACAAGTTTTGAACGTAGTCAACCTGTAATCTGAGAAAGGAGATCAAAAAATGGCATCACCAATTAAAGGCGGTAAAGCTCGTCTTGAACAAATTGCACAGCAAAAAGCTGGCAAAATTCCTGCAAAGGATCAAGTCGATACTGTCAAAGCAGCAGCTAAAAAAGCGCCTGCTAAAAAACCTGTATCTAAGAAAAAGAAATAGTTTGATCTTTAACTGAGATCATTTAACCTATGGAGGATTGTCATGGAAGACGATCAAAACTACGGAGATGACGCAGAAAACGTCGCTCAAGGAACACAAAACCAAACAGATCTTAGCGCTGAATTTGCTGCTATGAGAGCTGAATTAGAGGCTATGAAGAGTCAGCAGTATGTTCAACAACAAGCTGCACAAGCTCCAGAGCCACAAATTCCGCAACTCACAGCAGAACAAGCTCAAGCTCTAAAGGATAACCCAGCTCTAATGGCGTCCTGGTTACAAAGCCAAGCAGAGAATGCAAAGCAAGAGATTCGGAAAGAATCCTCAAAGCAAGTTTGGGATAGACGAACAGAAGACAAATTTCCGTTGATTAAGACTGATAAAGAGTTTCAGAAGCGTGTAACTGCTCAGATGCGTGAAATGACCGCATTTGGTGAGTATAAAAAAGACGATCCGATGCTTCTTTATCGTGCAACTCAAATTGCGGCTTCTGAATACGTGCCCAATAGATCCAATGCTAGTAAGAATGCTCAGTCTCAGTCATCTATCGAGTCTCGTCAAACGATGAGTCGTCAAGATGCTGGCACTAAAACCAAAATTGACGAAAATGATCCACGACTACATTTTGCAAAAGTTCTAGGACTTACAGGCGAGAAGCTTAAGAAGTTCAAAGAGGGCTTAGGTCCGTATGTAGCTAGTCAAAGACGTCAGGGAAGGAGATTAAGCAAATGAGCACTCAACAAAAAGGATCAATGAAATTTATATCTCATCGTCCAAAAGATAAGCTCGATCCTGGGTTTCGTATCGTAGGCCACAAGCTTCGATGGATTGCCAGCACTCAGACTGAAGATAAAATGGGTCGTATTTGGCGCGTTTTACGGAAGGAAGATATGCCTGCTGAGACTCTAAAAGAGATGCAAGCGGCTAATCGAGATATGTTTGGGCGTGATAATACTATCCGAAACCGAGAGTTGGTTTTGGCTTATGCTACAGAAGATGCTGTAAATTTAGAGCGTCAATCTCTTCAAGAAGCTGCAAAACGCCAATTGAGCATGGTTAACTCTAAATCTGTACCTGGGGGTAACAAGCACATCACAGTAGACGAAGCTGAAATGACTAAAGTTTCAGGTAGTGAATTTTTTAACAATTAACACTATTCTACCTATAAATAGGGGGAGGATTCACAATGGCTAATACAAACGCTCCTGCTGGAGCAATCTTGCTTGATTCTGAAGGCAAGGCATTTCATGGTCGTCGATTTGTAAAAAAATCAGGTAACGCAATTTATCCTGGAGATTTTGTAATTCAAGACGCAACTGGCACTGTTGACGTAGCTGCTGCTAACGGAGTTATGCTTGGCGTTGCTCTTGAGTATGCTGCTGCTGCTTCTACTGCTGAGATCTTGGTTTGCGATGATCCTGCTGCTGTCTATGAGATTCAAGTTGATGGAAACGTTGCTCAAACTGACGTTTTCGCTAACGCTGATATCGTAGCTACTACTGGAGACACCGCTCTCTTGCGTTCAAAACACGTTCTTCAATCGTCTTCTATTGCGACAACCAACACTCTGCCTTTGAAAATCCTCGGACTTTCAAAAGTAGGATCTAACGCGTTCGGATCTTATGCAAAAGTTAAAGTAAAAATTAACAAACATGCATACAGCTCTGGCGTTCTTGGCGTTTAATAGAAAGGTAAAAGGAGATAAAATATGTCTATTCAATTACGAAATAATTTTCCTGATCTGATCTTGGAAGACGCTCTTCCAGCATTGGAGTTCTTGGCTGAAGATGAGTTTCAGTCATTTCAACCTCGTCACGAGATGATCTTTAACGTTAAAGAAATGCGTTCTGCTATCGCTCAAAGCTCGCAAGTTAGCTCCTTGCAACCTGCTGGTACTGTTGGCGAAGCTGAGACGATTCCTTTGCAACGTGTTTACCAAGGCTATGACAAAACGTACACAGCTTTGAAATACGGCATCATGATGGCTAATAGCCAAGAGTTGATTGACGATATGGAATTTGACGTTATGTCATCTAATCCTCGCAAATTGACTCGTGCTTTCATGAGCACTGCTGAGATCACTGCTGCTGACATCTTCAACAACGGCTTCTCAAGCACTGGCCCAGATGGCAAAGTCCTCTTTGCTACTGACCATCCTTTGCTTGCTCCTGGCGCTGGTACAGCTTCAAACAAACTTGCTGCTGATGCAGATCTTTCAATGACCTCTCTCAAAGCAATGGTAACTTTGCTTCGTCAGACTGTTGATACTGCTGGCAATAAAGTTATGATTCAACCTAAGAGCCTCATCGTGCATCCTGACAATGAGTTCTTGGCTGTTGAGTTGTTGAAATCTGTTCAATTGCCTGATTCAGCTAACGCGTATGTTAACTCGATCAACTCTGTTGGTTCGCAGTACAAGATTGATCCTATCGTTTGGGATTACCTCACCGACAGCGATGCCTTCTTCCTGTCTGCTGACAAAATGGACCACATGTTGTGCTTCTACTGGCGCAAACGTCCTGAGCTTTCAACTGACTACGATTTCAAAACTGAAGTTTCGTTGACCAAGCTTGTTGGCCGTTTTGCTGTTGGTTATAGCGACTGGCGCGGTATTGTTGGAACTCCTGGAGCTTAGTTTCTAGATTGTTCTATTGGGGTGGGCGAGGTGACTTGCTCATCCCATTTTTTTTGAGGAGTAACGATGAAAAAGAAAATATTACTGACGCTAAGTCTTCTTATAGCGAGCGCAGCATATGCAGCTAGCACTTATACGACTTATTACTCTCTTGAGAAACCATCTGATGGCGATTCAAATTGGGGCTCAGCCTATCGCACATCTCTAAACACGATTGACTCTACTTTAAATTCTCTCGCTACTGATACGGCTAACCATTTAGCTGACACAGTTGGCGCTCATGCTGCAACAGCTATTTCGACAAGTGTTGGCGGCATTGTATGTACATCAGCGATTACAGTACAAGCTTTTCTTGACTGCTTAGATTTAAGTGTTGGCGCTATCACTGGCGGCACAGTTATGACGCTAGATACCAATCAAACTGTGACTGGTACTAAGACGTTTTCATCTATTCCAGTCTTCTCTAATGGATTTACATCTGACGCTGCTCCAACAGTTTCAGTGTTTGGAGCTGGCGTTGTTCACTCAGACGCTAGTGGATTACTCTCATCTTCTCTTGTTGCGTCTGCTGATATTACAGATGGCACGATTGTGAATGATGATATTAATGCATCAGCAGCTATTACTAGATCAAAGCTAGCATCTGGCACTGCTGATCATGTAATAATCAACAATGGCTCAGGCGTCATGTCGTCTGAAGCTCAGCTAGCTAGCACTCGTGGCGGTACTGGAGTTAGCAATGCTGGCACTCTTACATACGGCTCAAACAACATAACGCTGACGACAAGTGGCGCGACATCTTTAACTCTTCCCACATCTGGCACTGTTGTTACACTTGATGGTATATCGACATTATCTAATAAAACATTCAGTGATAGCCCTGTCATGTTGTCTACAGTTAGCCTAAAGGAAACTGGAGGAGGATCTGACGTTATTCAGATTGGCGCTCCTGCTGTTAGCGCGTCATACACTGTGACTATGCCAGCAGCAGCTCCTACAGCAAACACAGCTCTTGCATATGATGGCTCAAATTATGTTTGGTCATCTGCTGGCGGTTGGACGATGTATTCAAACGAGAATATTTCAGCCAGTGGATCGGTTACAACTAGCACGACTGTTGGACAGCAAGTTAGACGAGTGACTGGCAATGGTGCAGCAGTAACAGCTAGTACAACTCCTTTTGGCGCTGGAGGCGGTTGGAGCGATGGATTGGTTGTTCGTTTAATTGGGCAATCTAGTACAAACACTGTAACGATTGTAAATAACGATGCAGCAAAAGGCGCGATCTTAAATGGCGATATTACATTAGGCCAGTATGATGTTTTAGAACTTCAATATGATTCCACAGCAGACAGATGGATCGAAGTTTCAAGGAGTGTTAAATAATGAAAAAGATTTTAGGACTATTACTTTTTACGACAGCGGCTTTCGCTGGATCTATTCAGACAAATACGGATAAACAATTTGTGTTTGCAAGCGCTCCACGTAACTACATTCTAAATTCTGGAGCTGAGAAGAATGAGTTAAACGTAACTGACACTGGCGATATGCACTCTAGAACTACTGGCGTTCCTTTAGCAGGGGTTGGCGTTCATACTCTTGATGCTGACAGCAATAGTGATACAGCGGAGTTTTTAGGCGAGGCTTTTTTAGACACAGGACTTCTTGGGCTTAACTGTGAAGCTAAATTTAAAATGCTTGGCGATGCGTCTTTGTACACTGTAACAGTAAAATTAAACGGATCTGCTGTTACCAATGCAATCACGTTGCCAAATACAGGCTCTAATTCAAGAATCTTTTCAGTTAACTTTCCATGCTCAGTATTAGCAAGTCCTTCAATCCTTATTTCATCAACCTCTGCATCCGCCGCATCGTTTAAAATGGATGAAGTTTATCTAGGAGAGGCGACAAATTTATCTGAGGTTTCACAAGCTCAGGCGATTGTGCATGCAACAAAGTCAGGAAACCAAAATATAGCTGTGTCTTCTAGTACGACAGTTACAACTTGGACTGAAACAATAGACACTTACAATGAATTTAATATAACCACTGGCATATTCACCGCATCATCGCCTAAAAGACTTGTTTTTTCTGGAAGACTCTATGTTGGAAATCAAACTTCTTCAGAAGGTTATTCTATTGGAATAAGAAAAAATGGATCTTCATTTATTTGCGATCAATTTAGTGTAACGCCTGCTTCTTTAGTAACAAACACAGGAATGCATCTTTCTCCTTGTATTGTTGATGCGATTGCTGGAGATACTTTTGATTTCTACGTAGATTCTGCTGCTGACACTAGTTATGATGTTGTTGGAGGTGTAAATACCCAACTCGAAATCATGCAATTCCCCACTCAGACGCAACTAGCAATCAGCCCACAGCTTCAATACTGGAAAGTTGATGCGAATATAAGCGGTGCAAATCCTAGTTTGGGAACTGCAAACGTGTCTTCATATACTGGTATTGAAAACGGATCTTTAACTCTTACGAATAATTCTGGTACTGGTAATATCACGGCTCAGATTCCATGTTCATCAACAAATTCGCCTAGTGGTACAACTTGCTCGGCTGGAAGTGAATCTGTCGGCGTTGCGTTCACTCCAACAGGTACATTTCCGCAAGAAGTTTTAGCATGTGTAAGTTTCTCTCATGACATGGATTTGGGTGCAACTGGTAGACTCGATACTACTTTCCAGATTGTTGAAACTCCAACCAATGCACAAACGATTTCTCAAGAAGGTAAAAGTCGTTTAAGTGGTTACACAGATGATTCAACATTTAACGTTAGATACCCATATAGATTGTGTGGAAATTTTACGTTCACAAGCGGCGGCCAAAAAGCTTTGCGACTTATGTTTGAGCAAGCAGTAGTGGCAACTGTTGCTAGCAACGTTATTGTCGGCGATGCTGGAGCCTCAGTCGGTCAACGTGACATCCACTGGGAAGTCTACCCGATCAATCAAGGAGCTCCTACTCCTTTACTTGTTGGGTCTATTGTTTCTGATTCGGTAAACGTTAAAGCAGAAGGTGACACAGGCGTTACAACAATGACTAGCGGAGTTTATACTCCTACGACTTCAAACTTAGTAAATTTAGATTCTGCTACTGTTTCATCATCATCATGGCATTTTATTCGATTCGGTAAACAGGTTTCTTTTTCTGGACGATTAGCTCTCGACGCAACTACTGGTGGAGCAACTATAACAAGTTTAGACATCTCTCTTCCAGTAACGGCAGATTTTGCTAGCTCTATAAATCTAAGTGGAGCATGTGTTGGAAATATTTCGGCAGGAACAACTAATCCTTCAGGATTCATGAATGCAAATTCAACAACTGATAAAATGGCCTTACAATTTAATGCTACAGGGACATCAGCCGTCGAATGGCGATGCTCTGGCATGTATACTATTCCATAGGAGATATATGAAACTCATATTCGCATTACTTTTATTGTCAGCTTGTGGAGGATAGGTGTACATCTCTAACATCATACAAGACGCTAAGGCTCGCTGGATAAATGATGAGTTCGCTATGAACTTGTCTCCAAACAAAGTTGGCAATGATAATGCTAACGATGTTTTGTATCTGGCAGTCTTCTTGCGTCTTGTATCTTTGTTAGGAAGATCGACTGACGAATTAAAATCTCTAGCCAATAAAGCAGCAGACGTTAAACGTATTGATCGTGGAAACTTTGTCAGATTTACGCATGCTAAAAGCGTGACAAATTCTCATGACAACTATGATGGGCTTGCTATGTTAGATGAATCTATTGCTGACGAGATACGTTTACGCGGTGATGAGATCGGCTGGGATTTTAATTTAACGTATGACAAAGAGCTAAACTTTCCGACATTACGCCAACCTGGTACGATTGCGTTTACGCAGCTATGTGCTGAGAAACGTCCACATCTATTAAACTTTGCGCTACTAATTGCAGGAATGATTATTGGATCTTTTAAGTTTAAAAGTCACGTGCATCATATTGCATGGGTTAGATCTCACAAATTAAGAACTATCGCGTCAAAATATGCAATGGACCCAGCATGGCGTCATATCGTGTGGCCATTAGCTGTGACATTCTTGATATTCGACTTAGCTTCATATGTAAAATTCGGCAATCGCCATCAGGCAGTTGTCAATTATTACGCTGAAGAAGATCATCCAAATAGAAGATTAGCTTTGGAATTGATAAGAAAAGAGGCTGTAAAATGAGTGAAGCTAAGCCAGTTAAAATAAATGAGACAACACTGATTCCATTTAGCTTGCTAGGAGCTATTCTAGCAACAGTTGCAGGAGCAGCATGGTGGGCTTCAGCGTTTTATGTAAAGTTTGCTCAAGCAGAAGTTAGGATTACGTCTCTTGAGACTAATCAGCAAGAAGTTATTAAGCAGTTACAACAGACAAATGAGACGTTAATTGAGATTAAAACTGTCTTAAAGCAAGAGAGGAAATTGCGATGAAGACATTTGGACTTAAGTCATACGATTTGAACATCACTACAACTCCTTCCCAAATTCAGGGGACGAATGGTCAGACTGTGTTTATTCAAAACTGCATAGTTTTAGCTAGTCCTTTAAACACAGCTAACATCTTTTTAGGCGGTCCAAATGGTCAAACGTTTCCTTTGGCTGCTGGATCTTCTGTTGATCTTGGAGATTTGTTTTTAGGTTCAATGAGATCTGAGTTTGACATTGGTGCTTGCTGGGTAAAATCAGACAGTGGAACTCAGGTTCTACACATCCTCCATCCAGAGGAGCATAATCGCTAATGGCTGGGTTCCAATTTAAACCAAAGCAATTAACACTAGCTGAAGTAACGGCATTATTAGCGGACTACGTTCCTTATGTTGGGGCTTCCGCAGACCTCAATTTGGGCAATACTCAACGAGTAACAAATTGCCAAGATCCAGCTTCACCTCAAGATGTAGTTACTCTAAATTATTTAGACACAGGGTTTGTTCCTTATACAGGAGCAACGGCTGATTTGAACTTAGGCACATTTGGATTAACAGATTCATTAAGCGCACTAAGCGTTGGCCCTGATATTCGTAAACTTTACGGAACCGATGGGACAACAGTAGAGGTAGATTGGTCAAAGTCCACTTATACTTTTGGAACATTTATAAACACACTCCAAGTCGATAACATTTTCCCTGCAAACAATTCTTCTGTATCTTTTGGAAGTGGTGGGGACGTAGATGTTTATTTGCGAGATATTTATTTTTCAGGCAGTGGTGGTAAATTTTACGACGCAAACAATAGCAAAGCATTTGAGGCGAGCACAACACAGCGCCAACTTTTCGATTTTGGCGGTTCATATCCATCTGTTGATTATGGTAATTATCAATTATACAACATTGGTATTTCAAACTCAGTCCCATTGCTTGATTGGAGTTTAGCGGCAGGTGGATCGGTCAAGATTTATCAAGGCTACGGAAATTATCTTGTAGGAGATTTCACTAACGGGCAATTGTTTGGTACAAGTGATGGGGCTTTACGGATCGACTGGTCCAACCG